ACGGCATCAAACCGCGAACCCGCGCATAGACAGAGAGGCCCCATTCCAACCAACCGGAAGGATCCGCGCCGCAGCGCGCCACGGGAGAGCGGGAAGAGGGGGTCCGGGGTGAGAAACCAAAGCGGTGTCTCCCCCGGAAGCGCCTATTGAAAACCCATCGCTCGCGTTACGCACTCACTCGCATTTGCCGACTGCAAAGCCCGAGCCGGGGGCCTTATCGGTTCTTCAGCCCACCGGCCGGCTTGCCGCCCAACCCCGTAAACCCGTGCGTCCTCGCCGCATAGATACATGCGGGTCTGCACAGGCTACGGCCTAATGCGGGGCCTGGCCAGCTTTGCAGTATTTACCGGATGGATCGGCGCTGCTCTCGCCCTGTACGGCCCATCAACTTCACGGGACTCTGCCACACGTGAACGCGGCCAGGCGCAGAACAAGGCATGATCTAAGCTCGCAACTCACGAATTGTTGAGAGATTAGATTCATAGTGTTGATGTGCTTGGCATTTCCATGCTTGCGCCTACCGTCGCCCTGTGACAAGATGAAAACCGTGGGGGGTAGTTACCTCCTAGGTTCATAGTTTGTGTGCTTGGCAGCTGCAAAATATGACCCCCACACAGACAAAGGCCGGCTACCTTCCCAAAGGTGCCGGCCTTTTGATTTGCCCGAAACTATAAGTTTTAGCCGATAATCGCTTGCATGACTGACTATCCCCTGAAAATCAATCCCGTCACCGGCACAGTTTCTATTCCCGCCAGTTCGGGCGGATCCCGCGGCCTCGAAGCGGTCGCCGACCTGGGCCTCGACCCCTCGGGCCAGGAAGATTGCGCGCCGGCCCTCGGCGACTTCCTCAACTCCGACGCCGCCGCCGGCTCCGAGCTGCACTTCCCCCCCGGCCAGTACCGCTTCAATTCCACCGTCGAAACCAACGCTAAAAACGTCAAGCTGGTAGGCGACGCCCACCTGGCCAACATGGGCAATTCGCCCGTGGTCCTGTTCACCGATCAGGAAATCGACGCGATTCTGTGGTGGAACGGCAGCAAAACGAATTCCAACATGAACGGGCCGCGGCTCGACTATCTGCAATTCCAGGATCGCAGCGCCGGCAACAACGTTCTCCGCTCGGCCGTCAAGCTCACCGCCACCGCCAACATGGAACTAAAAATCGGCTTTCAATACCTGGTGCCGCGGCGTTACGACGATGGCACGGTCAAGGTCGATACCGGCTCCAGCATGGTCACGGGCTCCAATACCCAATGGGACGAATGCATGACGCCCTGCGGCTGGCTGGTGATCGACGGCTACCCTTACGAAATTCTCACGGTCGATTCGCCCACGTCTTTAACCCTGGCCATCGACTACCAGGGACCCAACGGCAGCGGCAAAAAGTATGCGATCAACTGGGGCGGCGTAGGCGTGCATCTCGATCCGGGGACAGATTTTTCCCAGTATGGCAAGGAATGGTCGCTCAACGGCCGCTGCGGCTGCGCTCTCTTCGCCAGCTCGGGCAGCACATCGCCCAAGTACACCGGAACTAGCCGAATTAAAGTTTTAAGCGGCTATTTGAACGGCGAGGGCATCCCCGATTCGATCGCCGGCTACTTCGGCCCCTACTCCGACACGTTCGTGTGGGACGTGGCCATGAACTCTTACGCCTTCGGCCTGGTCGTCGCCAATGGCCATCAGCATGATTTGCAGCACGGCGATTATGAGAACGCCGGCGGGCCTCCCCCCGTCACCGGCCGGCCGGTCGAGTACGCATCCTGTCATGGCATCCTGGTCATGTCCGACAATTCCAGCGACACCTGGGGCAACAGGTTAGGCGGATATTTCCGGCAATGCGGCACGGCGATAGAACTCTATGGCCAGCCCGGCAAGGCGCCCAAGTTCACCGTCATCGGCGTATCCACGTTCCGTTCCAACAAAGCCGACTTCATCAACGGCAACGCCACCGAGACGCAAGTCTTGATGCCCCATCTCAACTAAAAAAGGATCTGTCTATGATCATCGAGCGCATGGAAACAAGCCCCCTGTGGAGTTGCAGCATTCAACTGGCAGAAGAGGGCTGGGCCACGCGGCCGTCGCCCTACAAGGGCATCACGGCGAGCTATGATGTGGGCGTCGTCTCGCCGATCGACACTGGCTTCTGCACGAAATATCACATCGAGACGGATCGCGCCTCGTGCGCCCTTTTCAGCCTGGCGTTATGCAGCAACAACCTCGGCATCCTGGGCGATGATTCCGACCGCACAACTCTGCCGGCCATCCGCGAGATTATTTACAGCGGGGAGTGGTATATCCCGCTGGACAAGGCCGCAAATGTCGGCTCGGTGGAGCTGGATTTTAGTTTGTTTTTAGATACGACCTATATCCCCGGCGCGCATCATTTCCGCTGGACGCAGCTTAACGGCGAGGGCTCAGACCCGTATGAGTGGGACATTACCAACGGTAAAAATCAATGGGAGCCGTGCGGCGTTCACGGTCAGCCCCGCGCCGGCGACTGGAACAGCTTCGCCCTGCATATCGACGTAGATGAAAACCAGTTCTTCACCTATCACTCGATCGTCATGAACGGCGTCAAGAATATTGTCAACCTGGCATTCCCGCCCATCACCCTGGAGGCCCACGCCGGATGGTGGGGCGCCCAGCCCAATTTTCAGATCGACGTGCTCCACGGGCCGCTCGATATTTGGGCGCGCAATCTGACCGTCGAAATTACTAAGGCATAAAGTTTTTTAGTCCACCGGCCCGCGGTGGTCATGCTCGGTCTATCGGGATTCGACGAGAGAAAGGATTTTCAAAAATGAGCTTTCGCCTGGGAAACACCATCGTCTTAGTGCCGGGAACCCGACCTACGAAGTGCCGGCCGAGAAGGAGACAGCATGAACTTAGAAGATAAGCGCATCGCCGCCCTCAAAGCGCAGGTCGCAGAACTCTCTACCGGCAGCGCCGTAGCGTCGGACATGCTTGATGGTCTGGGACAGGAGGTTATCCAGTCACTCAAGCAGGAGAAAACCGCCCTCGAAGCGCGCATCGCGAAACTGGAGCCTATCCTGCGGGCAATGGTTGATGATGAAGCATTCGCTGACCTATGTGCGGCTATTGGCGAAGAGCCTAGTTGGATCAAGCGAGCACGCGCAGTCCTTCGCTGCGGAGCCCAAGGAGACGAAATGAGCGCGCCAACTGCAATTTGCATCTATTGCGGACAGCCTATTGCGCAGTATCAAGGCCAATGGGTACATGCGAAAAATGGTGAGTCAACTTGCCGTTCGATAACTAAAGCCACTCCAGCCCTCGCCGCCACGGAGCCGAAGCCCGACAGTCCAGAAACTGTGGCCGAAAAGGCTAAGGCGGCGCGCAGGGTGATCATGCCCTTTTCGTTGGAGAGCTGGATATAGGGCTGCTTGTCGCGGCTCGAAACTATGCCGTTTACCCAAAAGTGTGCCATTTGACGTTGGCCCTCCATTCCGCCACCAGCTTTTCGTGGCCTTCCATCGCCGCCGCCCGGCTGGAATAGCGGATCATGTCTTGCGCTTCGCCGTTTTTGAAAACCATCGTTTCCCAAAGGATCGGCGGGCCATCGCCGCCGAATCGGTGATCGAGCCCGAGAAAGATGGTCGAGACGACAACATACTCGCTGATTTGATCGAAGGCCAGGCGCCAGAATCTAGTCGTCTCAAACCATCGCGCCCACTTCATCAGATCCGGCTCGGGGACCGGCTCGCCGTCATCGCTCAGGATGTAATGGCCCTGCACGCGCTTGGGGTTAAAAATATAATCCACTACTTCCCTCCGTTCATCACTTCGTCCAGCACGTCGCCGGCGTGCGTTCCCAGCGCCACGCACATGCGCACAAAGGCCATGATGGGCATGTCGTCGCCGTGCTCGTAGCGGTTCACGCTGTTGCGGTGGAGGCCCACTTTCACGGCCAGCTGCTCCTGGGTCAGTCCCGCGCCCAGCCGGCGCGCGCGGATCGCCGCCCCCAGCCCGGCGCAGAAGGTTTCATAGTTCAGGCTCATCGCTTTCTCGCTCTCCAATCCGGCCCGTTCACTTCCACCACCGTGCACATCTGCTGCAAGCGCGAAAACATCCTGGCCCCGATGCGGTCGCCCAGCGTCTCGGGCCGGGCCGCGCGGGCATATTCGTTGTCCGCGCCCCGCGGCCGTTCCGCCGTCATGGCGTGGTTGGTGGTCACAATCACCGGCATCTCTCGGTTGTAGAGCCCGCCAATCAGCAGCTCGCAGGTTTCAAACACCCAGTCGCTCGGCCGCGCCGCCCCCAGCTCGTCAATCACCACCAGGTCGGCGCCCAGGATCGGCCCCAGGATCTGCGCCTGGCTCTCGCGGGCGTTGTCGTCATAGCTCGATCGCAGCCGGTCGAACAGCTCGCGCATGTCCACGAAGCGCCCTTCGATCCCCTTCTCTTCCACCAGCGCCCGCAGCATCCCCACCGCCAGGTGGGTTTTCCCCGTGCCGATCGGGCCGGTGAGCAGAAGGCCGGTTATTTTATTACCTGGCACAAATTCCTCCACCATGCGCCGCGCCATCATCAGCGCCGCCCTGGTGCCGGCCGCGGGCTCAAAGCCGGCCAGGGTCGCGGCTTGAAAATGGCCGGGGATGAGGGCTCGATTCAGCCTCAGTTTCGCTTTTGCTTCGCCTTGGCATATGCACGGCCGGGACCCCTTTTCAGTTCGGATAATCCCCAGCCCCTCGCAAAGCGCGCAGGGAATGCCCGGCGCCGGGCCTACAAGGCTCAGCACGGCGTTTCTCCGGGGTCGGTGGGGGGTAGACATGGCTGGATCGCTGCGTGCGCAAAGGCGGGGCTCTTGGCGCATACCGCCAGCGCCGCCCAGCGGCTCGGGAACTGGCTCGCCTGGTGAGCCAGGTTCGTTACCATGATGGCCCCGCCGTGCATGTCGTCCCGGCCGGCAAAGTAGAGCCCGCTTTCCATGCGGATCACAAACCGCTGTCCGCTCATAGCTTCTCCAATTCCGGCGGGACCGCCGCGCCGTGCTTCTCGGCCGCGGCGGTCAGCATCTTTACCAGCCGCCGCACTGTCCCCTCATAGCCGTTGTCATAGAGCACGCGCAGCATGGCGGCGAAATCGTCCATGTAGGAGCAGAGTCAGTCATGCTTTCCTCCGCTTCCTCCGCGAATAGGGACACCCTTGGGCGTGGTCGTACTCGTCAGGGCGCTTCTTCACCCCTTTGGGCTTCATCGGACAGCCGCAAAAACGGCATACCTGGCTCTCATCCAGCTCGGCCTCGAAATTGAGTAAGTCGACCACTTCCTCCCACGCCTGTTCCTCGGCCGCTTCTTTATCCTTGGCCTCGACGGTGATACAGTCGGGAACCTCGCCGAAAACCTGCACGATGAACTTAGGCATTGCCGGCCTCCTTCTCCATGCGCTCCCATTCCTCTTGCGATACCCGGCGCCGGAACATGAACCGCGCATCGTCTATCTTCTTTACAAACGCGCCCAGGTCGCCGTCATTCATCAGCTCGTACAGTGGCTCGATCGCCTTCGCCGCTAATTTATTAGCTACCTGGCGAAACGATTGCACGACATAGTTGCGGGTGCCGCTCACCGTGCCTTCGTACCAGTTCTTGGTATCTTCGGAGTCGAATACCTTGTCGTCCTTGTAGTAGCGGAAGCGGTAGGTCAGCAGGTATTTTTCATTGGGGATCAGTTCTCGAATGGCGCCCATCCAATCCTGCGCGGGCGTGATAGGCAGAAACCAAATCCCTACGATCTTCTCGTCAATCTCAATCATTGCGGGCCTCGCGTTCCCTCTCCCGCTGCTCCCTCGTGGCGCGGATCCACGCATCCACCTTGCCGGGCGATCCCCACGCCGCCGTGGGCAGATGCTTGTAGACGTAGGTAACTATGTCGGCCAGCAGCACGCGCGATGTAGGGTCGGCGTTCTTTACCGCCATGAGCAGATCATTTTCCAGAATCGCCCTGGTGCAGCTGCCCGGCTCGCAGCCGCCGCGGTAGTAGCGTTCAATCGTTTCGATGTGATCCTGTAAACTAGACATTTTTAGTTCACTCTCCCTTTCTGTTTCTGCCCCGCCGGCGTCTCTTCCTCTTCCTCGGGCTCGTCCTTATTGCGCTTCACAATCATCCCGTCCTCGATCACCAGGCCGGTCTTGCCGCTCGAATCCACGCGCGCCATCCACACCTGGAAGTCATGCTCTTTGGCCATGCCGGCAATGATCTTCACGCCCTCGTCGTCCAGGGCCTCGCCGTGGCGGATGCAGAGAATGCGCAGCTTGGGGTTCGCGGCCATGCCGATCAAGGTTGAAATCCTGATCTGCTCGCCTTCGCCCAGGTTCTCCAGCGGGAGCCCGTTGTAAGTCACGCTGGTTTCATCGAAGGTCAGCCCGTCCACCGGGATCTTGGCCTTGCGAATAGCTTCCTTCTTCTGCTCGTCGCGGCCGGTCATGCGGCTGTCCACGATCGCCCACGCCTGGCGCTTGGCTTCCGCCTCGGCCAGCAGCTCGTCATATTCGCGGCGCTGGTCAATGGCCCGGTTGGTGCGCTGCGCGGCTTGCAGCTCGGCGGTCAGCGCGCCCACGTCCACCGGCTCGCCCGCCGGCGCCGCCTGGAAAGCCTTCTCCGCTTCCTTCTGCCGGGCCGCGATCGCGCTCCGCTCCGTCTCCAGCGTCACCAGGCCGGCCTCGGCCGCGGCCAGCTCTTTTTTCAGCAGCTCGATTTTTTGCTTCTGCTGCTCGATGCGCCGATCCTGCTCGATCTTCTCTACGCCGATGTGCGCCGCCGCGGCCCCCAGCTCCTGCTTGGCCCTGAATAATTCCTGCGCCTTGCGCTGCGCATCGCCGGCCTGGTTGAGCCGGGCCATGATGGCCGCTTCGTCCAGCTTTTGCTTGGGCAGCCCGGCCAGAACTTCCTTGCCCTTGAGCTGCGCTTCTAAAGTTTTAATTTCCAGCGCGAGCTTGTGGCGGTCCTTGTAGTCAATGTCGTTTTCTTCCGCCAGCTTGGCGAAATCCAGATTCACCTTGGCCGTCTTGTGCAGCTCGATTACCTGCTCGGCCGGCGTCATGCGCATGAAGTTCAGGGGGTCGAAGGTCAGCTCGCCAAAGATCCCGTCCAGAAATTCCTGCGGCTTGAGCTGCTTGCTGCCGTCCTTCATTTCCAGCTTGAGCGTCGGCAGACTGGATCCGTTGCCCAGCGTGCGCGTCACCGTGAACTCGCCCAGGTCGAGATGCACTTTCATCGTCTCCGTGCCGCGGCGCACGGCCTTGTCGGGCAGGGCCTTTTTGCCTTTGAGGGCAAACCATAGCGCATCCAGCACGCTGGTTTTGCCCTGGCCGTTGCGGCCGGTGATCTGCACCAGGGGTTTGCCATCCGGCCGAATCTCGATCATGCGCAGTTTCTTGAAGTTTTCCGCCAGAAAAACCACGATTCCGTTTAATGCATCAGCCATTTGTGTTTCTGTCCTTTCCTGTTCCATGCACAAAATATAATGCATGGCGAGGCTTTTGTATATGCCTCGCATATCGGACGGCTATATTTTTGCGGAAAAGAAAAGCGGGCCGGTGGGGAATGCCCGGCCCGCTGCCCGCGCGGAAACTAAAACTTTACTCCCTTACAACTGCCAGAGGCTGGCGACATAGCGAAGCGTGGGACTGCCGGTGATGCCGGTGGCGGTAATTTTGGCAGTGATGTTGGTGCCGGCGTCGGCATAGAAGTTTTGGCAAGGCGAGCCGGTCGTGGGAGAGACGCCGCTCGACACTGACCACTGCGCTGGCCCAACCGAGGCGGTGATGATGACGGCAAACGTATGCCCGTCGCTAACGTAGTTGCCTGACATCGAATAAGTCCCGGCCGATGCCGCGACCACCATATCCAGGTAGCCGCAGAGCATGTAGTTCCCGGCCGCGGGAGTCGTGTACAGGATGATGTTGTTAATGTTGGCCCCGGTGGTGTCGAGAGTCGGAGCAACTTGCGCCACGCGCTGCATGGCATTGCCCACGCCGGGAATCCAGGAGGGATCGAGAGTGCTGCTTCCCGGCTTGGTTTTGGGGACTGTATTTGGGGCGCCAGTGGATGAAACCGAATACGGCACCACAGCAATCCACGCATCATCCACTTCGTTGGTGACTCCGCTCCAACTGAACCCCAGATTCTTGCCGTTCTGGGTTGAGAGATCGACCACGATAGAGTTGGTGGTGTAAGTCGTGGTGCAGGGAAACGTCGCACTCGCAACAGTGCTGCCCAGATTAGCTTGCACATTGAATGTGTAAGAAGTCTGCACCGGGCATTTGGCGCTCTCGTATACCGTGACCACCGATGCAGGAACCTGGCACCCCGCAGGGATGTTGCAGATTCTCGCCTGTCCGTTGCCCACAGCTTGCAGCGGATCAGCCTTAAATGTGGTGAATCCCCGTGTAGCGTCGTTTACAGTACGCGCAACATAGAATCCGCTATACGAGTTAGAGTCAGCAACGATTGGTTGGGCGGGATTAAACATGTAGTCTTTGGGAAAGAACAGCAGATCCTGCCGGTTGTAGTAGGGAGTAGCGGCATTTCCCACTGCAAATTCCGCAGAACGACTTAAGGCAAAACCGAGATCGCGGGAAATGTTGACAGCCGTAGTCTGCCCTGGCTGGCCTCCCAGGCCGGGACTGTCAAGTTGGTTCACAGTTATTGTGTTGTTCACACCATTATCTTGCAGCACACCTGTACCCAGCAGACCGTCTATATCGGCCCTGCCTGATGAGCGCAGCCCCAGCAACCCAGCAGTGGAGTTTTTGAAACTGAAAGTATTGCCGTAACCATTGATCGTCAGTCCTGAGCCGGTCGGATACGTGGCCCTGGCGTAGCAGGGGTCGCAAGTGGCGCTCGATGTGTCGAAATAGGATCGCGTCCCGGCGGCGACAATCTGACTGCCGTGGAGGTTATGACCTGTTCCTCTGACAATCCATCCGATGCTGGCGAGTTCCCACTCGGGAACGTGAATGTCCCAGGTAACAGCACTTCCATTGCTGATGCCCACTTCCAGAATGAAGGGACCGGCGCCTGTCGAGTTCGACGACAGTTGCCATCCCGCCAGATGGTTGTAGCCGCCTCCATAGGAGATCCAGGGATAAGTGGCATTCACCAGTACGTGTATCCACCACTGCTGATCTTCTCCGCAGATCCCCGATTGAGGGGCAATATCTGGACATGCTTGCACAACGCCATACTGCAAACGCTGAACGTTCACCGTTTCGGCGTGGATTCCGTATGGTTGCCAGATGCCCTGAAAAAAGATCCCGCACGTATTGTTGGCCGCATTGCCTGACGTGGAGTTGATGTTCACATTGCGGATGGAGGGATAGGAGGGAATCATCCCACCCGTCCAACCGCTGGCCCAGTGAGTCGTATCGCCATCGGAGTTGTCGGCACCTATGGCGCAGTTACCCATGGTCTGGGTGGCGGAAACGCCGGGAACAGACGTGTAGACCAGCGCATTGATCACGGGAACAGAGGCGGCAGCAGCCAGCGTAATAGTGTTCTGCGCGGTTCCGCAGGCTGGCATGGACGCGATGGTGGTGATTAGATCAGCCCCCGCCGCGCCAGCGCCCACTACCTTGATAGCCGATCCTATGTCGCTGCACTGCCACAACTGCCTGTTCGATGTAAGTATCGTCAGAGGCAATGCCGCAGTTCCTGTGTCTGCCGCGAGAGTCACATTCGCATGGGTGAATGCGGCCGTAAATTGCGTGGCACTGGCGAATGTAACGACCACTGCTTGAGCGTTCAAGAATGTGTTGGTCGTCACCCCCGAAAGCGTCACTGTCTGTCCAATCGTAAAAGCGTTCGATGCCATGACTGTGAGCACGTTCGATGCGATGCCAATCTGGGTGATGGTCGCTGCGTTTGATCCGTCCTGCGTCCAGCGTCCCGGCCAGCGATGCGGATAGGCGTTCGTTCCGGTGCTTGAAGCGTCGACCGAATTGTCCACCACGATATTCATGTCGGAGATTTCCCAGGATCTGGCGGGAGCCGTACCAGTCGCTGTATTGGGATCGTGCCAGTGCAGCACGTCCATCCCCGGCTTGCCGCGCAACTGCACCCCCCCGCCAGCCGTGGCGCTGCCGAAATTGGCTGGTTTCCCCGTCAGACTCACGCCAGCGCAAGCATCTAGAGGTCCGGTCAGGTAGTAGCCCGACGCTTTAGGAAAGGCGACTTTTGCGGGGGGAGAATACGACTTGGCAGCATTGCAAGCTGCGGTGATCGCTGCCGTATCGTCTGTCGCGCCGTTATCCCCCCGCGCCCCGTAGTTGTACGGGTTTATATCTCCGTTGAGGTTACCCATTAAGGTATGCACGGGCGTAGTCGTGCTGCCGGTGGTGTCCATGACGACCACGGAATCGCCGCCGAAAGTTCCTCCCGCGTTGAACTGCATTTGCGGAGCGCCCCCGCCAGGATTCGCGGCCGTGCCGGTTGCCACGCAGGTATTGGTAGCCGGAACATACGTGCCGGTGGCGCAGCTCGTGGGCCAGGTGACGCGGCTGGGGTCGATGTGCATCACGTCTACGCAAGTATTGTCTTGAAACGTGTAGACCATCCCCGGCGTGACGCATAATCCCGGCCAGCGAATCTGCGTGTGGGGATTGACTATCTGCGGCGGCGGTCCCTGGCAGTAGGCGGCGGCGGCGATCAGCAGAAGCGCGAATGGCAGTTTATACAATGCAGAAAGCATCTATCCTATCCCCCAGTTCCGTTGTGAACGTCAGATTGATTTGCGCACCGTCGATGGTGTAGTAGTCGGGGCCTAAAAAAACGCCGTTATAGGCCACTGCGAGAACCGGGGCGCCGGGCGCGGTGAAAACATTGTTGGGCAGTCGCGGCGGCGCGTTGCAGCTCATGTACCGCATCGTCGTGATGACGAAACCCAGATTGAAGGGCGGTAGCACCTGGCCGGCATTGGCCAGGTCCTGCGTGCCGCTGCCGGTGAACTGATAGATCCCCGACTGAATGACATTCTTCTTTCTGTCCAGGACGGCCACGGCGTAGAAGGTCTGATTCAACGGCTGGATCACATCGTTACCGTAGAGGTCCACTTCGAGCGGCGTGGATCCCACTTGCGGGCCGATGAGCTGCGGCACGCCGGCGTCGGCCAGCATTCCCGTGCCAGGCACACAGGGCAGCACCGGGCCGTAGCCGCAAAGCGTCACCTGGAGATAGCCGGGCGTCTCCCCGCCGGCGATGATGCTTTCGAGGTTGGCCGTCAAATGAATTTGCGGTGTCGTCGCCATGCTTGGCCTCTCTACTTGTAAAACCACACCGGCCCGATGTGCGCCGTGCGCGGGTGATCGTCGGGCCGCTCGATAACTTCCTGAACAAACCATTGCGCCGTGGTTAATGCCGGCTCGAAATAAAACAGCGCCCCGCCGGTCATGTCGTCCACTGTTGCCCTGGTGTAAATCTCGTCAATATGATTGAGCAGTGCGCGCACGTTGCCTCCGCGCAGGATCTTCGAGCGCAGCGCCGCGGTCATGGGCGGATAAATCACGGCGCGCTTTTCCGGCGCCGTAACCACCACTTCCAGCCAATCGCCCCAGCCGGCGAATACGCGGTTGCGCAGCACATGGGCCACAGCCAGCATGTTTGTTACCCCGCCATGATGCCAACCTTCTTCCATAGCGAAGCGCGCCATCTGCGCCCGAACATAAGTTTCCAGATTCATCTACAATCACCCCAGCGGTAATCAACCGCTTGGAGAAAAACATGCACGAAATTGGAACGGCTTTCCTGGGCAGCTTGCCTGTCACTGTCGGCGTTTTGTTTGTTTGGCTGCAAAACCGGCATCAATTCGCTACCATCGACAAACGGTTCGATGACCTTAATTCGCAAGTCCAGCATTTCGTTGATCTGCATATCGGACACGAAGGCCGCATTTCCACTCTGGAAGAACGCACTAAAAATCGTTAATCTTCGCTGCGCGGCCTCCACCGTAAGCGGAGCGTGAGGGCTGATAACCCTTCTGGCCGGGCGCAAGACGGCCGTTTTCATATTGCCCTCCCCACCCGGATCTGGCGCCACACCTGGAGCTGGTGCCGGTACCAGGCGCCGGCCTCGCCGATCGCCGGCCCGAAGGCGCGGTCGACTTCCGCCTCGGTCACGATTTCCGCCACGATCAAAACCAGCATGGCTGTGCGCCAGCCGCGGTATTTTTCCTTGGTCGCCACGCAGTGATCGTTAAAGCGCATGATCGACCATTCCGGCCCGTAGGGCTCCTGCAAGCTGGTCAGCGTCTTTTGCACTTTGCGGCCTTCGCGGCACGCGGCATAGTTGGCGGTGATCAGTTCCCTTTGCGCCTCGCTCGCGGCCTCTCTGAGCGCTAGCAGGTAGCCTTCCTCTTCCATCTCCTGCGGCTTCACCCAGGCATTCACGCCCACCAGGCCGGCCGTGCTCCACTCGTTGAGCCAGATCCTCGCGTCCCGGTGCCGTTCGGTGCGCGCGTCCACGCCCGCGGCCCGCAGCCGGCGCATCACTTCGTTAGGGTGCATGATGCGGGTCAGCCGTTCCCGCTCGCGCGCCTCGCCTTGCCATCGCTCCTGCTCGGGGAGCTGCTGGCCCCTGGCCTTGTCGCAGTTGGCCTCCCACAGCTCCAGGCTTTCGTCCACCCACGCCTGGGGCCGGCGCGCGATGCGCTGCACGTAGGCCCGCTGCCTGAGCAGTTCGAGCGCCTGGTCATGGTGGCCGGGCGCGTCCATCTCGGCGTCGAAGCGGTCCCAATCCCGCCGCCCCGCCGCGGCCGGGTCTGCTGCGGCCGCGGCCTCGCGGGCCAGCACCGGGTCATAGCGGATAGTCGGCGCGCTCTGGTGTTCCAGCGGAATAACTATATTCGGCATAGTTTCCCCATATACGCCATATATGCGTTGTTAATGCGTGATGATGGCCGCGCTCCAGCGCAGCAGAAAAACTAAAAGTCCCACCCAAAAGCAATGCAGGGCGATCGCCTGTACTTTGGAATGGGTGCCGAATGCGTACAGCACCAGGCCCACGATGCAAACTAAAAGTGAAACCCAAATAACCATGTCGTTTCTCCTTTACTGCGTTCCCTCGGCCGCGGCCTCGGGCTGCTGCGGTTGCTGGAAAGGCTCGGCGATCGCGCGCGCAATCAGCGGCGCGTAAACCTTGGGACTGATGCCGTTGCGCACGGCGTATTCCACCATGTTTCCCACGCGTGGATTGGTAGCCGCATAGCGCAGTACATAGCGCGCGCCTTCCCCTGCCATCGCGCCGGCCAGGGTCGCGGGATACGCGGCCACGCCCAGCATCTTGCCAGCGATCGAGCCGATCAGCGAGCCCACGCCGGCGCGTCCCAGGTGGCGCGCGACTTCCTGCCCTACTTCCTTAGCTACGCCGATCGTCTGCCGCGCGGTGTTGGCCTTGGAAAGTAAAAGCGTGATCTGTTTTAGATTGGTCACGCCTTCCCTGCCGATCAGCTTCTCGATCTGGTCGAGGTTTTCGCCCTTGGCTAGATAGTTTTGCAGCGACTTTGTGCGCCCGGTCATAACCTGCGTCAGCCCCCGGTCGGTTTCCTCGGTGGTGACTCCGTTCATCATTCGCTCGAAAACGGAATGTAATTCGCCTAGCCGCGAGCTGGCCTTCCATGCTTCGCGTGCGGCCATATAGTCGGTGCGCGACACGTCGCCGGCGTGCCGGGTCAGCAGCTCGTCAATGTTGCGGTTGGCTTCGGCCAGGCGCGCCTCGGCGGCGTCGGCCGCGTCCAGCGTGGTCGCGCTGCGCATGATCTTTTGCGCTTGCTTGGCGGCATTGTTCCACTTGTTGAACTGCCCGCCGCTGGCGCGATCAAGCGTTTCATACACCGGCTTTACCGCGGCCTGGATCTGCCTTGCCGCATCGCCGAACGTGCGCACCTGGCCGGCCGCGGCCTGGCTGTCGAGCGGGTCGAAGCGTTTCGCGTAGGGCGAAGCATGATATACGCCGAGCTGTTCTTCGAGGGCCTGGCGCTGGGCCTCGACGCGCGCCTGGTCGGCCGCGCTCAACTTCTCGTGTATGGGGCTTTCCTGCAAATCTTCGAGCTGCGATAGCCAGCTCTCGGCCTCGTGTGGATCGGTCGTTTGCAACGTCCCGCCGCCGCTGGCCACATCGGCCTGGCCCTCGGGCGCGCCCGCGGTTCTTATATCCGCGCCTGTTTGGCCTTCGGCGGCGCGAATGCCCTCGCCCATCTGGCCCTCAAGGTGAGGTCCACCGGGGCGGGTTGCCCCTCTCGACGGCGCGCTGGCGCTCGTATATTGCGGCTCTTTGAAAGCCGCCCGCCCTGGAACTTTCGCCGCCGATTGCGCAATCTCGCCGGTAGTGCCTACATTGGCCGGCGTGGTTTCCAGTGTGAACGTGAACGGCTCGGCGCCGGCCGGCGCTTCCAATAACCGCCCGCTTCCCTCCATCGGCGCGATCATGGGCCGGGTCGCGTTTACTTTTTCCAGCACGCCGCGCGTGGCCTGTTGCGCCAGGTTGCGAATGACATTCTTTGCGCCCTGCTGTTGCTCTGCCGCCATTTCGGGCGCTTCGCCGGCGCCGCCTTCTACGGCCTTACCGGCTTTGTTGAGCTGCTTGGCCATGACAGAGATTTTTTCGCCCGCCACATCGAGGGTCTTAGGCGCATTGCGCATCAGGTAGCGCCCGCCGGCCTCCAGCCCGCCGGCCGCGGCGCCCAGCGTGCCGCCGGCCACGCCGGCGATCGCAGCCTGGCGCGGATCCTCGGTATGCGCGTAAGTCTGCCCCGCCATCAGCGCGGCGTCTTTACTTGCTTTTAGTCCGATGGCCACGAGGCCCGCGATCTTGGGATTTTTACTTAGGGTGGTGGCCACCTGTTGCGCCTGTTTTAGTTCCTCGGCCGTTTCCACGGCGCGCCCGCCGGCCGCGGCCACTTTCACGCCGGGGCCTACCATCTTGAGCAGCCCATCGGTGCCGATGTATTCGAGCACCTGTTCGCCGGTGGCGCCTACGTTCTCCCAAAAGCCTTGCGGCTCCGATCCCTGGCGCAGCCAGTTTGCCGCGTCTTGTAAATGCTGGTGAAACTTCGCCTGGCGCGACGTCAATTGTTCGGGCGGCGCGTTGGGGTCTATCGGGTGAGGCTTGGCAAAGAAATCTAAAATGTTGCCGACAACCTGGCCTCCGCTCTTTACGGCGCCGGCCAGCATCCCGCCCAGTTCCGGAGATTCCCAGCCGGAATCCCCCTCGCCTTTTAGATTTTTATCGGTCCACGCGCCCAGGCCCCCGCCATTCGGCGCCGGGGTCGCTGCTGGTGGTGTTACCGGCGGCGTGGCGGGCGCATCCTCCACCGTGTATTTCGGCGCGTCCTCGATGGTGTAGTTAGTCGGCATTTACGGCTGCACCCACTTCCCGCCCGCACTCTTGGCGATCACATTTCCCTGCCCATCTTTCAAAACTTTGTTGTCTTGTGCCGGCGCCGCGGGCGCATCGGCCGGCGGCGTCCAAGGCGCAGCAGCTCTGCCAGCTCCCCCGCCAGCCTGGCCCGCTGGCGCGTTCATGGTTTGCAGCGTGCGCCCTGGCGGCAGTCCGTTTTTACTGCGGAAGTCGGCGGGAAATTCGATGCGATCGAGGGGCCGGCCCTGCGCGATCGCGCTATCGAGAACCGCATTCCATGACTCGTTGCGCCGCTCGCTGATTAAATCCCCGAACGCATCCCACTGGTTTTTGCTTAGTTCTTCGCCGTTGACGATGTGATTTACGGCAACTTCTAGATCGTCGCTTACGCTGCGCGCGCCCAGGTGTTTTGAAATCATATCTTTCGTGATGCGCGCGCCTTTGACGCTTCCGAACGTGGTTGCAATGTGCTGGCTCAGCATTTGCATGGCCGGCGCGCCGGATGCCAATTTTTGTCCCTTGGCGCGCGCCGCATAGTATTCGTCGTGCGCGTGCGCCGCCAGCCGATAGCTGGTTTCCGTCTGCTGCGCCACAGGAACAACGATTTTGTTGTACCAGGAGAGAAAGCCAGTTTTCCCGCCGATCCCCAACTCGTTCTCGTTGCCCGATGCCGCCGCCGCGCCCCGCGCATAGTCGAGCGCGTTTTCGGCCGGCACGCGCGCCGCCTGGCTGGCGGCTTGGCTGCGCGCCGCATCTGCGCGTTCCTTGTCGGCTTTGTCTTGCTGGATTTTGTGCTGCTCGTCCTGCGCTTCCTTGCTTTGGCTTAAAAGTGTTGTAATCGCCGTGCTGTTACTCATTCCACCCGACGGCACATGGTAAACATCCTTCGTCCCATCGGCTTTTGTGTAGGGGAGCTCTATTTCCTGATTGTTCATTTGCTCCAGCCAGGGCTTAGGAACCCACACGACATGAAGGCCGTCATAGGTGCCATCGGACGGGTTCACATGATCAATCGGGATCAGTTGCCCTTCCGCAAGATGACCATGCAGCCGGGGGTCATCTTTGAACATTTTCATGGCCTCGGCGCCATCGTGAATTACTCCCATATCAATCGCGCCGGAATGTTCCCCCAACATGCTTATCAGGCTTACTTCCCGCTTGATTGCATCGCTCTTGGCAACCATCTTTTGCTGGTCAAGTTCGAATCTTCCCTTGGCCACTTGAAAAGACAGCATCGAGCGGTTGGCGTTAGCAGTCGCAGTTTTCTGCTGTACGTCGTAATCCTCGTTGGCCTCCTGCCTCTGCTGCTGGTGTCCCTGCTCGGCCTGTTGCTCGCCCGCCATCACGCCCAGCCCGGCCGAGCGCATCCCCGCGCCAGGGCCGCGGCCGGCGCCCGCCATCGCCGCCCCGCCGCCGGTGATCGCGCCCGCGATAATCCGCTTCCACTGTGTCCCCGGCCCGCTCTTGGTGGTGGTCACATTCATTTTTCCGGTGTTGGGGTCCCGCTCCATGTGCACGTCATTGGATCCCCCCAGCGCGTCGAGCACGCCGTGATAAACCTTGGCGCCCCAGCTCTGCGCCTTCATCGACTCCAGCGGAATGTAAGGCGCATTCGCGGGCGCCGTCGAAACCGGCTCGGCATAGTCTGAGGGCTGCGCGGCCGGCGGCGCCGCGGCCGCTGGTGCCGGCGGCGTCACGCTATCCGTTGCCGATTCGTTGTACATACCTGGAATAAGTTCCGGCATATATGCTTTTCCCCTTTCCTAGACGGTCCACTTTCCGCCGCTGCTATAGCTCACATTCTTAGCCGCGGCGCCGGCGATCCCGCCCAGCGCCCCCAGCGCCGCGTTCCATGCGCTATTTTGTTCGCTGGTTATGGTCGTCGCCAGGTCGGCCGCGGACTTCCCCGCCCCGATGGTGGTTTGCCCGAAAGCGTTGGGGTTCCATCCCGCCGCCAGGTCCTCTTCGCCGGCCACGGCCGCGCCATATTCCGCCGCGCCCTGCGCATACCCCGCCTGGCGAATGCCCAGCTTCTGCTCGGCGGTGCTCGACGCCGCCGCGCTGGCCAGTTGTTCCTGGGTCTGCGCCATCCCGCCGCTGGTGAGGTTGATGTTGCTCGTTCCGTTGCCCAGCGCCGCCACGTTCTCGCGCAGCGCCTGGCTGGCCTTGGCGTAGCCGCGCGCCGTGCCTTCCGTGGCCAGGGTATTTAGATTGTTTAGTTCTTCGTCCGAGAATCCGAACTGATTCGGACCCTTGGCGATGATGGGCTGGAACTGCGCATTAAGCCGGGTCTGAATGTCGGAGAAATTCTTATAGGCGCTGTTGTACGCCTGAATCTGCGTCCGGTAAAAGTCGGCCTGTTCGGTCTGCAATTCCATTTCTGTTGATGACGGCCCGCCGCACATATTCAGCTCGCTTTCTCCGCACGACTTTGCAGCCCTGGTACCTGCAATATCTGCGGAATCAGGCGCACCATTTCAAAGGGGCTCGGCGCGAAGCCCAGGCGTTTTTCCGCCAATTCCTGCAAGGGCGGCGATTGCGTGTCGAAGATCCACTCCGAGACGCCGGCGCGCTCCAGCATCACTTCCAGAAAGGCCATGCCTTTGATCAGCCCCAGGGCCACATGGCGCTGCTCCTGCCGGCCGGCGGGGAATTGAATATGCACCCGCGCGGCCCGCGACATGCGGATCGAGAACAGCGGCCCGTGCTCGTTTTCGAGCATCCAGGTCTGCACCCGCGGATCCCCGTCGATAAAGAATTCCGGCCGCAAGCGCCCCGCGTGGTGCGGATCGGCCGCGATCCAGCCCGCCAGCAGCTCCCGGTCCTCGGGCTTCATGCTGCGCAGCGTATAGCCGTCGAATTGTTGCGAAAAAAACTCCATGCTTACTCCAGCCCTCATTCGAGACTGATCGGCAAATAGCGCCGGTAGGGAACCCTGCTGCCGCGGTAGAACTGCCGCGCGTACACGTCCGCGCCGCTGGCCATCGGCGGCAGCGCCGTCAGCATCAGCGGCCCCACGCCGTGCGTTCCCACAATCTCAATCGGCGGCGTGGGCGGCGGAAGCCTGGGCGGCTCGATCCTTTGCAGTGGCGTTCTCGGCGGCATCACTTCCTCGCTTTCTCGGGCAACCGGCCATAAATCGTGTACGTGAGCAATTCATTGGCGAAGTCCTCGGCCGGCCAGCTCATCTCGATTTGCATGTGCCGGCACTTGGGGATCGTCTCGGCATCCTGCGAGAGCCAGAAGCGCGTGGCCACGGTGCTCAGGCTGGGGGGCAGGTTGGGCGGATCGTTCGACGTATTGCGCAAGTCGAGGAAGTCGCCCTCGATTTCATCCAGCAGCACGGCCACGGCGCAATGGGTCGCGCCGGCGATGGCCTTCTCTTCGCTGGTGATGAACTGCACGCCTACGGTGGTCCCCGGCTGGGCGAGCACAATCGACCCCAGGCGCGCCAGGGTGTCGTAGGGCGTGGCGTTGTCCTGGCGCGTGGTGCGATCGCGCATGAGTATTGGCCCGGTTGTTACCGGGCCTAAAACTAAGCGCCTTAGTCCCGGCATAGTTTCGACCGACGCGATCGCCTTGACGCCGCCCTCGATCAGCGCCCGCGGGCTCCACACGTTGCCAGATTCCGGCGCGGCCACCGCGGCCATGCGAAACCATCCTTCAGATCCATCGGCCACGTAGAGCGCGGTGTCGCCGCTGGCTCCCTGGTGCCAGGCGCAATAAGTGTTGGCGGTGTCGTACAGCTCATCGAACAGGTCGCCGATGGGGAAGCCGACCTCCAGCTCGCCGGCGCCGGGGTCCATGCTCACCACCTGGCCGGATGTGAGCATTCCGTAAGCCGTGGATCCATTCACGCAGAAGGCATCCTGGTTGGCCAGGCCCACGCCCTCCTGAAAATTGACGACATAGAAAGGCGAACTCGATGTGCCTTGCCCCAGCACCGCCCACACGTCCGAATTGGTGTAAACAATCAGGCCGATGGAAGTGGGCCAGCACTTCACCCCCAGCGAGGGGAAGGTGAACTGATTCAGGGCAGGGAAGGCTTCGTTGAGCCCCGCCTGTGACCATTGCAGAACGTTTTTCACGAAGCCCCAGATGCGCCCCAGGTAGTAGCACTGCGGCACGAAGCCGGCCGGCGGCGGGTCGTTGGCCCCGTCGATCGGCGCCGTGATCAGCTCGTTTAGATCGTCGTCGCTGTTGGTTTCCGTGTAGATCCACGTCTGCCCCGCGCCGGGGTTGGGAAACTCATCGTCGTACATCAGCACATCGCCGGCCTGTTGCGTGCGCCACAGCACGATGGTGTCCTCCTGCGGATCCGCGAGCCCCAGGCCCTGCACGATGGCGAGCTGCCCGGCGCTCACCACCAGGGGAAGGCTGCGCGGGCTGGCCGTCGAGGTCTGCCCGGTGATCGAGCTTTTGCCGCTGTAGGCCCACTGCCAGGCCCCGGTATTGGCCGCGGAATAAGAGCCGTTATTCAACCAGCGTTGACTGCTGTCAATCGTGGTTGAGCCCGCGGCGCTCTGCCAGGTGGGCGCCGCCGCCCCGGTCATGCCCACTTGCTGCGGGATTTCGAGATTCCCCAGCGAATCGAGAATCACGGTGTCCAGCGAGAGCGTCTGTGTGGCGCCTGGCCAGGCCGGCGGGGAGCCGGCGTTCGTCCAGGTCACGGATCCGTCGATCGTCACCGCCCCCAGGCCGTTGCTCCATGAGGGCTGAGTGGATCCGGTAATGCCGGCCACCGTACAGCGGAACAGACTCGTGACGGTCACGGGGACCGTTTCTGTAATCCACATCATCACCGCATGATTGAAATAAGTGGTGGTGATGTAGTACGTGTACGTGGCCGTGATGTTGTCGCCTACCACCTGGGCGTGGCTGGCCGTCCACAGGCCCGGCCCCTTGCAGGTCCACACGCACGTACCGTCATTGGTGGTTGCACCCACCACGGCCGACCAGGCCGGCGCCGCGGCGCCCGTCACGCCGGCGGTGGTGAGCTGCTGGATGTTTCCGCCGCTGTCGAAAATCAGGAATAAAGGCCCGTACCAGGTGTTCGCTTGCCAGGCGTGATAGATCGAGGGGGCCGCGGCCTGGGTCACGGTGGGCGCTGTCGTCGGCGCCGGCAGTCCCCAGTCCTGCACGCTCGATCCCACGTTGACCCACTGCTGGCCTCCGTCCTGCGTCACCTGGCCGTAGTTGGTATTCCATACCGGCTCCGTCGCGCCGGTTACTCCGCTGCCCGTGGTCGCCGTGCCGGTTTCGGGTGAGTAGGCCGTCGCCGGCACGCCGGCAAATGGGCCGGTAAAAACTATAACCGTGCTGCTTTCGACAACCGCCGTGTAGGGCGTGGTCCCGTTCAAGCTCGGCACGGTGGTAAGGCCGGCCAGGGTGAGGGCGATATTGTCGAGCACATCTATGGGTGTTGTGGGCGAGAAAAACAGGCTTACTTTCATCCCCCCGGTGATAGCTTCCACCAGAACGTTTGTGATGGTCGCGGTCTGCGCGCCCATCGCCAGTTGCAGATTGTTGTTCGAGTCCACGATGAAGTGGTCATGGTCGTAGAGCGTTCCCTGAATCCACTTCTCTTTGCTCAGTACCCATTTGTTCAAGTCCACGCCGTCGCCGAAATGTAGAACGTTGCCCACGCTTACAAAGCTGGTGCGGCCGGCCTTCGCGTTTTTATTCCAGATCACCAGGTTGGTCGCGGATCCGGTCACGTCGCGCACGGTCGGCCCGCCGTTCACGATCGAGGCATAGAAGTTCACCGCGAACCATCGCGGCCCCGCTACCGTCATTCCCAACACTTGATAGTCAACCATCGCATAAGCGGTGGTGGCCGGCGCCACAACGGAAACTGACTGCTGCGCCCAGATGTAATTCGACGGCAGGGGGGGTGCGTTATGAATCGCTCCGATCTGCACGCCGCCGGCAGTGTAAAAGGCCAGGCGCAATACGGCGTTGCCGTTTGCGCCCAACTCGCCCAGCGCCCAGCAGGTTACATAAACGGTTTGCCCTGGCGCGCATGCTACGTGCGCGCTGTTGAGGATGGTGCCGGTTCCTGGGCCGGTGAATTGCCCCACGGGGCCAGGCACAAAATTGGTGTTGTCGGGTCGGGGAACATTGCCGAATCCGATCGCCCAGCCAGGCCCGAGAGTCCATCCTGTTGCTCCATCGAGAAACTCTGGATTGGCAAGCAGGTTGCTGGGCGCATCGCAGCTCGCCATCAGGTGTATGTCCTCGCCTTCGGCATCCCAGGCGCGGAATTCATAGAAGCGATTCACCGGCGGAATGAGCGCGGAATTATAAACACTGCTGCCCGGCCGGCGCGCCAGGGTGAGCTTGGAAGTGACTTCCATGTTCTCGCCGCCGATCAGGCGATCGAAGCGCGAGGCGGAATAAAACTTGGAATACAGGAACGGCACGGCGCCCGGCCCCAGCGGGTTTCCCTGCGTCCACATGCCGGTAAAAAATTCGTTGGTGTGCAAGTCGGCCGCGGCCGTGGCCTGGATCTGCGCGCCGGCGGCTTCGAGCGGGGAGCCGGGCATCAGACCTCCCTCGCCTTGTAGCGTTCCGCGGTGGCCAGCTGCGTGCCTTGCAGCTGCCCCATAACCCGCGTCCAGTTAGACAGGAAAATATTTCTTTCCAGGTCGGTAAGCCCGCCCTGCTGTCCCAGCAAGCCGGTTATGAATTTGGTGTTGTACTCATTGAAGCGCGCATCATTGCCGATTAATGACATGAGCGCCAGAAAGCCCCACTGGCAGACGTAATTTTTTTCATCGGGAATCGGCGTCCAGGTCTGCGCCAGGCTGTAGATGATCGGAGCTTTTTTCTGGTAGATGCCGGTCACCAAGCAAGACCCATCCGGCGCCGGCGACAATCTAAAAGTTATATTTCCGGCGCCGTCGTCGATCAACGGCGCGATGTACATTCCGCGCGCCTGTTGCTGCTCGGCCTGGAGAACGTTGCGCACCATCAGCTCGAAGCCTTTACCGGAATCCGGCTGCACCGTGCCGCCTTCCAGAAATCCGAAGTCGGCCAGGGCCAGGGCGTAATCCTGGTCAGTGGTGGCGAAACTAAAAAATCCGCGATTGAATGGCCAGGCGAACGGAGGCCCGAGAATGGTCTGGAGTATCAGGGTGGCAGAGCTGATCGCCGGCTCCATTCCGTTTATTTCAAGGGGCTGCTGTTCGAGGAATGCTTTCGTCCAGTTAGCAGTCGCCTGAATGGTTATCGTGGACGCCAATCTTATACCGGCCTTTCTTGTGCGCCAGATTCAGCATGTACGCTCGCGCGTCGTCCTTCATGGCCTTGAAATGTTCCAGTCCGATTCGCCGCATTTGATGCTCGCTTAGTCCGAGCTGCGCGGCCATCTGGTTACACTCGTGGCTGCGTTTCACCTTTTGCTTTTCTTCTTGGGCTTCCATCCGGTTTTCCTCAGCGTCAGACAGAAATTTATGGTGTCCTGAATTGTTATAGTGCAAGGCAAAATTCACCTCCTTGCGCTATGGTCGCTGGCTCTTCCGTTTCTTGCTAGCCTTTTGCCGCGCCAGCGTCCCATACACGTAGGCGCCGGCTCTCTTCTTACCCAGGCCCTTTTTCTTTGCTTCCCGTTTTAGTTTGCGTTCCAGCTTTGCCGGCATCGTCGGAACCTCCCTGGCGCAGCTCGCCTTTTAGTTTTTCGATCGCCGCCTTATCCTCCGCGGCTTGCTGCTGCGAATCCCTGTACGCGCTCATGGCCTGTTGTCCCAGCGGCGAGCGCAATAGCAAGCTGCCGAACGTGAGCCCCGCGCCCATGAAAAAAAACTTCCAGAGCTTCCCCGATCCAATGTCGTGCGGGAAATGGTATTTGGTGGGATCCATCGCCGCCGCGAAGGCCCCCGCAATTCCGCCGCCCACCGCCGCCAGGCCGGAAGTTTTCAGCCACTTGATCGCGTTCTGTGTCTCCACATCTCACCGTCCCGGCCACACGTTGTAGAGGTATGGATTGGCCGGCCCAATGTCGATGCCGCCCTGCGGCGCAACGACGCTGCGATCCGGCACGAAGCCCGCGTTGGTCTGCTCGCGGTCCCCCTGCTTCATGCTGGCCTCGATCCCCGCCAGCCAGCCCATGCGCTGATTGGGAAATTGCATTCGCATGGCCGGGTTGGGGCTCAGCTTGTAGCAGTAGGCCGCGAAGCCGTCGCGGAAATAATTCGCGTAGTCGTCGGGGATAGGGTTGATCAGCTGATTCATGCGCGTGAAGGGCGGCGGCGTGCGCATCTGCGCAATCACGTTTACCTGGTAGACGACGCCCTGCTGCGGCGGCAGAGGCATGATCCGAAATCCCTGTGAGTCGGGATCCGCGACCGTCCAGGCGCACGTCCCATCGGTCACGTTCGTACCTTCCGCCGCGTCGACAGGCAGCACCGGCGCCGTGGCCCCCGTCACTCCGTAGGCGGTAAGAACAAGAATGTTGCCGTTAGCGTCGAGTATGTTGGTGGCGGGGTTGGTGGGGGTAATGACGGCGCCGAGCGGCTGGGTGTAGGGCTTGGCGGGGCCGGGCCATGTCCCCTGTGCGAGTAGCCGGTTGTACAGCCAGTCAATTTTTGCCGGCGGGTTTCCTGAGATGGACGTTGTGGGCAGATCACGGTCAACCTCGATGTAGTACGTGGGTTTGGGCAGGGCGGTATTGTTTATGTCTACCCAATACGCGGTTTCGAGCCAGCCGATCGGCGCCGGGAACCACCCCGCCAGTTGCGCATAGTCCTGCTGCCAGCTGCTCGTGTACCAGGGCCGAACTTTCATCCGGTTCCACTTGTGATTGAATCGCTGGCTGATCAGGTCGGCCATCACATCGGTGGCCATATTCAGGCAGTTGTTCACCGAGTAGCCCGCGGCGGGGATCACCGGCGCCAGCTCCCCCATCGCGGAAACATAATCGACTACGTTTTGAACTGTGGTTGTAGAGTTCGCCAAAACTAAAATCCTCTAACCGCGCTTACCTTTTGATTGGGGCTCAGACCCTCGGGCAGATCCGGCACTGCCGGCGCCTCGGGCAGCTCTACGCCGATCGTCACCGGCGCGCCCACGTCATGCGCCGCGGCGGTGGATCCGCCGGCCGCGCGCGTCACTTGCAAATTGCTCAAGTCGCTCGCGTCGGTCACGGCCATATATTCCGTGTCGATTTGCAGATTGCTTCCCACGGTGGCCGTGGTCGATGCGTCCACCAGGGCCACGATGCTGTCGGTGGAATCGTTCATCGCCATGTTGAGCGCGACGGTTTCGGGCGTGCTGAAAGTAGAAGCGTGCGCGCTCCTGCTGCTCTTGCTTTTTTCGTGTTTTTCCGTCATGGACTTTTTCCTCGCTTTCGTCGCGGCCTTGGCCGCGGGCGTGGGCCGGCTTTTAGTTTTCGCTTTAGTGCGCGCCGGCGCGGGTTTCTTTTTCTTGGTCGTCATGCGGCCACAATCTCAAAAATCTTGCCGCCGCTGGGGCTGTTGTCGGTGGGGAATTCGTTCCAGCGATTCCACTCTTCGCGCATCTTCGCGTAGAGGTCGGCATCGCTCTTGCGCAGCCCGAGAGCCGGCCTCTCCACTTCCTTGCCGCAGCGCGTACACATGATCACTTCGCGGCCGGTGGGGTAGATATTGCGGATCACGGAGTAGGCGTTGCTGTCGCCGTTGGCGAAGTTGTTGTTGCGCCCGCCCTTGCGGTGCTTGCACACCCGCTGCCGGCGCGCGCGCTCTTCCTGGGCCTTTTCAAAGTCGGTCAACTGCTGCCGGCGCGATGCTGCCAGGCGCTCGCGGCGCTCCAGCCGGTCGGCCATCTTCTCCTGCATTTCCTCGATCTGCATTTGCTTCCATTGCAGTTCGATCGAGTCGGCATCGAGTTTTTCTTTAGGCATGGCTTCCCCTCATGGGCGAGGGCGGCATTGCCGCCGCCCTCCGGTGGTGTTTAGGTGATCAGTGTGGGAGCGTCGATGTAGCGCGCGCGGCCGACAATATCGGGAACCACGCCCACGGCGAAATTAAAGTTATAGGCCGTGGATCCGCCGATCATCATCGCCGGGTCGCTCACGCTGGCGTCGTCGTACCGCTTGGTGATCACTTTCAGGTTGCGCCAGTTGCCATCGTCCAGGCTGGTGTTTTCCTTGGCCCCTAGGCTCACCGCAATCACGGCATCCTTGCCGTAGATGTACGTCCTGTAGGCCGTCACGCCGCTGTGCGCGAGATAGTTCGGCGTGGTGGTGACGATGGTCGACTCGTAGAACGCGCAGCCCGCCCAGTGCATTACCTGGATCATGCCGCCGTCGCCCGAGGGTAGTTCTTTCAGCGCCGCCTGGCCTTCCGGCGTGCGTTTCAGCACATCGGTGAGACTGTTATTAGTGGCGTCGTTCAAGGTGTCGCCCCACGCGAAAGGCGCGATGATGCCGCAGAAGTCGCCGCCTTCCATCGGCTTCACGTTGCGCTGGCGCAGCGAGGCCACGGCCGATGTGATGTTGTTTTTGTTGAACGGCACGTTGTAGGCGTTGGGCGTGGCCACGGAGGCGTCGATCACATTCAGGGCGTCGGTGGTGTTCTTGATGAGATACGCCACGGTGACCGCGGCCTGGTAGGCCAGCTCCTTGCCGCCGTTTTCGAGCGCCGGGTCAATCGCGAGCTGCATCGAAAAGCGCGAATAATTCAGGTAATCCGCGTAGTTTCCGATCACGATTTTGTCGCTCAGAATGTTGATTGTCTCGCCCGACTGCACCGTTCCCTCGGGGGCCTGGCTCAGATCCGGCCCGAAGGTCACATACTCAAACAGGTTGAGCGTGTTGCCCGAGTTTTCCGGCAGCGGCCGGCGCTCCACGCAGCGCAGATGCGGGGTTTCCGCTTTCAAGTTATCGACAAAATTTTTGTCGTAGTAGTTGACCTGTGTCTGCGTGAGATTTGAGGTCATGTTGGACGCCGGCGAATAGCCCGCGCCCACTCTCGCCTGGGTGGCGAGTCCTGCGCCTTCCATCTTCACCAGGTAGGCGATCGCCGAGCCCCACAGGGCCAGCGCATAGAGAATGGGTTGCAGAATGTTCCGCAACAGCCACGCTCTCCGCTTTAGGAAAGTGGCATCACTTGTAAAATTTTTCATCGTACCGCTCCCGAGATGAATTCGCGGGAGGGGCCGGATCAGCCAACAGCTTGCCGTTTGGGTTTCGCGTAGTAGTCCACGCACCGGCTGAATTCCTGGTCTGCAAACATCAGCCGTTTGTATTCCGCCGCGCTCAGGTTGGCGATCTGCTCCCGCGTGTACTTCAACCGATTGGTGGGCCGCGGCGGCAATCCGCTTATGTCGCTGGCGCGGATTCCCGTCGAGGTCCTGGTGGGAGCTTTAGGCGGTTGCGTTGGCGTGGGAGCATTACGCTCTCGTTCCGGCCCTGGCTCATCGTTGAGGTTGGCGGATTCATCGGAAGGGATTGCTTGCAGCAGTTGTGCCGCACTCAGTTCCTCGAAGGCCCGCGTATAGTGCGCCGGGTTGGTGGGGTCGCCCCCCATCCTCATCATGTAGCGCAGCAGAGTGTTTTTGTTGTGGTCCGAAGCAAACCAGTCCGGGGTTTCCCGGCTGAATTGCTCGGCGGCTTCCGCGGCCAGGTTGGCGCGCCGTTCCTCGCCGCCCTGCGCCTGGCTGGCGCGCAATGTCTCCACCGGCCCCACCACACTTTCGAGCACCCGCGTAACGGCCTTGTCTACGGTGGCCGGGTCGGAGAGTTCGGCCACGGTCTGCATCCGGTCGCTGGCCGAGAGCGGCCGGGGCTCGTTGGGGCTCACCGCCTGGTGGCCGTTCCCGTTGCCGTTGCGCCGCAGTTCTGCGATGCGCCGGTTGGCGTTGGCCTGGGCGTCTGCCAGCTTGTCGGTGATTTCGTCCCTGGTGCCGTAGAACACAGAGGGCGAGTCGGTCGGATCGTCAGATGTGACCGTGAGCTTCCACTGTCCGTTACCGCGGTCCTGCCAGCTCTTTGCCATTGCGGCGTCTCCCCTGCGTTCTCGATAAGAATAGCCAGATGCGGGGTTTGGCGATCACCCGCCTTTCATTCTTCCGTGGTCCCATCAGCCATCCCGTGCCGGCCGAGGCGATGATCCAGAACAAACCCGATACCCAGAGCATCGTGTCCTTCGATTCCCCCGACTCCCTGCAAAATGTCGTCCAGGCTGGGCGGCTCCTGCGTGTCTTTGGCCGCATCTTCATCGGTGCGTATGTTGTAGCAAGTTAACACCTGTTTCTGCACGTAAGTAAAGAACAACCATCCGGCCTTGGAAACACAATGCGCGCCGAGCACCGATTCGGGCTCGCCGGTGGGGGCGTTCACCAGGGCGGTGTCGAGCTGGATACAGGCGCGCTCCATCACATCCAGCAGGGCGTCATAGCGCGGATCGAGGTAGAGCTGGGCAAGCTGCTCCTTTTCGGGCGCGGCAATCTCCAGCTCTGTCACTTTCAGGCTCCGGGTTGTGCGCAGCTTTATGTCGGTCATGTGTGCGCCTCGGCCTCGGGCGGCACTTTGTAGGGGATATAGGCCGGGTTCCCTTCATTAATCCGGTTCGCGAGCCGCAGAATCGCCCACGCCCGCCGCGCGTCCTCATCCTTGATGGCGGCGCCGATGGCATAGCCGAGCGTGACTAAGAGCGATTCGTAATCGTTCCGGTCCAGCGTGATTCTATAAGTTTTAGTTTCTGCGTCGATCTGGACTGGCATTCCCGGTTCCTCCGAATAAATCTCCCTGCGCCGGCGCTTCCGGTTTCAGCGCCCGCGGCCGTGCGGTTTTAGTTTCCGGTACCGACGCGCACACCAGGCACGCCGCCAGCTTCCCGCCGAGTACGCGGTGCATCGTAGGCCAGCCGCACCTGTTGCACCAGGCCGAAACTTCCACCGTGTTCTTGGTGTAGTGCTGGGTCGCTCCGGTAGTCATTTAACCCCCTGCCGGCGCATACACGCTCTGCTCGATCGCGTGCCGGCTCCATTTGCGCTCATCCCACAGCGCGGCCTCGTCGTTGGCTTTCCCGATCATCTGCGTAGCCAGCTTGGCTTCGTTCTGCTGGTCGATTTCCGCCGTCTTGGCTTCGTGGCGCGCGCCGATCGCGGCCACCTGTGCCTGGACCTTTTGCTGGCCGGGATTGGACTGCTGGAAGCTCTGCTGCTCCTGGGGCGTCATGCGGCGGATCAGCTCGCGGGCGTCTTTCCACTCGCTCACTTCCATAAACATTTCGAGCATCACGCGAATGTCGATCATCCAGCCGGTCGCGTTGAGCTGCTGGATGATGGGCGCATTCTCAAAAATCTGCACCAGCATAGGCAGGGCTTGCGCCATCGCTTTTTTGGCGGCTAAATGCGCGCCCGCCAGGCACTCGAAGCGGTCATTCGACTGGTAGAAATTCTGCGCGTCCAGCTCGAAGGCGTCGCCGAGTTCCTGGCCGAGAATTTCGCGGATCTTGGCCAGGCTCATGCGCGATTTCACAAAATGCTCGGTGAGCTGGATCATGGGCAGGAGTATGCCTTTGACAAAATGCCCCACCGGGCCTTGAATTTTCCCCGCGTTGGCTGCGATGATGCCGCCGGCGCCGGTGGCCGTGCGCGCCGCCGAGCTGGTGCCGCGCGAGGGCAGGTTGCCCTGCGTAAACGCCTCATCGGCCCCGGTGGTCGACTGCGCGCTCTGTGCCGCGGCCTGGAGCATGGTGAACGCCTCGGGCGGCGCCTTGGGCAGTTCGATCATGCCGAACGCATCGCGCACGCCCTGGCCGGGCTTGGTGTCCACGTCCACGATGCCGCCGAGGCGCTGGCGTATCTGCTGCGTGGGCGCGTTGGCCCCGCGATCGCGTGCGTACATGGGATTCACCGTCATGCTCAGAATGTCGAGCAGCGCGTCGGTGAGCCCCTTTTCGATTCTCTGGTCGGATCCCGCCAGGCGCCCTACGCCGATCCCGAACCCGGCTTTGGGAATGTTCCAGAAGTTCGCCGCGAAGAACGGAATAAACGGCAAGTCATGTTCTTCTTTGCGAATCAGCACGCCGCGGTCCCCGCCCTCGGGAACTAAAACCGCATAGACGTTCGACCTGTCCCAGCGTTCAAACAACTGAATCGGCCGTTCCAGCGGATCCGCGCTGGCCGGTTCATCTTCGTTCTGCGCGTGGTGGATCGACCAGTTTTGCCCGCCCAGGTTGAGCTGGACCTGGGACGGCGCGCCGGCGTTGCCCTCATGGCCGAAAAAGTAAAACTTTAGTTCTTCCTCGCCGGGAATGTCGTAACCCCCGACCTGGTTTCCGTCCTCGTCGTAGATCACTTCCTCGCGCAGCTTGTCGAGGTCTTTGAACGTGGGATAGGAAACATGGACAACATACTTCGCCCCGGTGTGCAAGGCGTTGGCGTCTTTCCAGGTCGGATCCACCAAAATAGACCCCAGCTCGCACGTCTCGCACGTCAGCCCCTCTTCGGTCACTTCCGTAGGCGTGACGACAATCTCATCGCTCTCGCGGGTGTGCACGGTCAGCTCGCCGCCCATCGGCAGCTTGAACTTGACGGGTGACGCTTTCGGCGATCGCAATTTACGAATTTTAGTTTCCTTGCGCCAGCCGCCCTTTACGATCACGGTCCCGAATGTCGTCATGTCCTCCAGCGACCGCTCGCTCACATCCTCGAAGTTGCATTCATCGAACAGCGCGCCATAGAGGGCCACTTTGGCGCGCGCCGTGGTCTGCGAAGTGGACGGCCGCGGGCGAATCAGGAACGGCGGCATCTCGTAAAAAATGCCGCTCTTCATTCCCGGCACCAGGCTGTTGACGTGCTTGGCCACGGTGAAGCGTGAAATGTTCGCGCGCGCCACCGTCGAGCCCTCGAAGGATTGATTGGTTCGCGGGCTCTGGTAGAGCACATCGCTCTCGCGCCAGTGCAAATTCCATTGCTTCTGATCGAGGTAGGTGCGCGCCTTCTGCGCATCCTGAATGGTGAGCTGCACGGCGGCGTCATCGGTGTACTTCGGATCGAGGCCCGGCGCCTGTAGTTCAACGTCGCCCGGCTGAATCAGGTTCGAGCCGTTCACCATTTCAGAAAGTAAGCTCATGTAAACTTTCCTCCGCTGACTGCTGCCTGTTCGCGGTGAATAGGACAAACATCAATCGTGTCGTTCAACTTTTTTATGCCGTTGCCGATTTCAGTATGTTGCCTTCCAAGAGTCTTAGCGCAGTCATCGCACATCGCCGCATCGCAGGTTTTACCGTTCCCTATAGGAAAATCGCAGAGCTTGCCTTCGGAGTACTTCTGCCCGCAAAACTTGCATGTCTGTCTCCTGCCCGCACGGCCGCGGTTAAGGTGCATCACCGTGCCATCCGGCATTCGTAGCCATTCGCAGGGCATCAGATCACCATTCGTAACGGAAACGCCAGCGGCAGCGCCAGCGGCGCGCTAACCTCGCGCAAATCCTGGTCAAACTGCCTGTCGATACATCCCCCATTGGGCGTTGCGATTCGAGGAATTATCACCTGTACCGGCGTTCCCTTGCCGGTGTGTCCCTGCCATACCCGGCATTCGATTTCCGCCCCGCCTGGCTCCGCGGCGATGCATACAATTTGATCCGTGCTCTCCAGAGTGATTTTCATATTCCCCTCGCTCGCCTATATACCGCATATATATAACACATTTCAACCGCTAAGCCCCGGCATACATTCCCCCAGCCCGTCGCCGGGCTCGGCCGGCGCCCATTCCTGTTCCGGTTCGGCCACCGGCTCGGCCTCGTGGTAGCGCCCGCGGTTATACACGCGATCGTAGGCGTCCTGCTCGATGTAGGCGCGAAACTGTTCCTCGTCCTGGGCCTCGAAGCCCTCGGCCGCGATCGACGCCGGCAGCTTCGCCGCTACTCTGCTGATCACGCTGGCCAGGTCGAATTCCTCCACCATGCCGAACTGGTAGAGCTGGCGAAAGATTTCCTGCCACAAGGGCAGCTTGTCGGCAAACAGCAGCCGGCCGGTCGCGAGATGCGGCTCCGCGGCCTTGATGGCCAGCGAGCGCGCGGTTTCATCCTGTAGAAACTCGGTCCAGGCAATATCCACTCGCCAGTCGGCATCGAGAGCCTCGTTGCGAATGTGGGGAATCATGCTGCGCGCGCCGGGCGTGTCCTCGATTTCGACGCGGCGCACTTCCCATCGCTTGCAGGTGTCCACAATGCGCCAGGCCAGCGTGGTGGGGGTGAACTGCCCGCGTGCCACTTCCACAATCGTCATGCGCCCGCCGCGCTCGATCCCCACCGCACAGGCGGCGTGCTTCGATTCGGCATACTCCAGGCGCCAGCAGATATGCGTCTGATCCTCGGCGGGGGCGTGTTCCTCGGTAACTTTGGCGCGCTCCAGCTTTTCCGCCGCGAAGGTCGGCACAAAAGCGCCCTCGGCCACGTTCATGTACTGCGTCCAGAAACTTTCCGGGTCGAGCGCCTTCTCATTGCGCAGGAAGGCCCAGGAAATCTGCTCGGGGAACTGTAAAATCACGTCCTGCTCGTTCAATTCGTCGTCGTCCAGCTTTAATGCGTGCTCGCGGCGGAAATAAGCCGGCTTCCACAAGAGAATTGTTTCCTCGCCGGCCTTGGCGATCATGTCGCCGTACAGATCCGCCGGCCCGTAGCGCGTGGCGGTCAGATCCACCAGGCCATCTTCGCCGAGCATTTTTAGATTCAAGTAAAAATTCTTCCTTACTTTGCGCAGCCCGAAACTAGTTTGCGAATTTCTGTTGTCCTGCACATCCTCGCCCTTGATTATGTCGGGATGCCAGCCGCTCAAGCTCTGCTCGATCGAGACGCCCTTCACCGTGGGGTCGCGGCGAAACCGGGTGCGCGCCGGCGTGGTGAATTGGCCGGCCTTGTCCATCTTGATCAAAACGTGCTCGGGGAAACACAGATGCAGCGGGTTTTTCGGCGTGCCTTCGGGGCAATAGAAATGACTCGCCACTTCGGCCACGAACGCATCGGCCAGGGGCGAGTCGGGAGAATTGGAAGCCGTCATTACCATAATGGCAATGTCGGGAAAGCCGATCACCCATTGCACGGTGTCGCAGATAGACAAACTAGTTTTATAGGTTTTGCGCGGCAGCAGCAGGATGCGCCGGCGCTTGCGGGTCTGCTGCGCGAATGGCTTGCCGGGATCCTTTTTTACGAATACATCGGCAACCGGCCGGTGCCACTCTTCGGTGATCTTGTTGTACCCGAGTACAAATTTCGCCAGCCAGAAAAGATCGGTCTGCATTCGCCAGCGCAGCTCCTGGCGATAGTCCTCATCGGCCGGGATCCGCGCCACGTCGATGCTGTCGTCCATCAATTCCTCGCGCGGCGAAAACGCGGAAGTTCTCTTCGTATCGTGATCGCGATGTGTGCAACCTGCGCGAGCACATTGGGCGGCAATGCATTTATTTGAGCTGCGCTCAGGAGGCGTAGACGCATGTTTTCATCCCAGTCGCACACCGATTGACAGTTGATGCACACGGTCAGGTCGCCCACTTTCGGCGTGTGATAGTCCAGGTTGCTCGCCGCGTCGAGTATGTGTCCGCAGCACGGGCAGGAATCGGGTTCTAGTCGCGTCGTTAACGCCATCGCTTACATTCCCTGCTGTGGCCCGCCGCCGCCGCCGGCCATCGCCGCCTGGGGCTGCTCCTGGGCCTCTTCGGGCTGCTCCTGGGGCTGCATCTCGCCCACTGCCGGCTGGTCGCCCATGTGTTCTTCCATGTGCTCGGCCATCGCATCCTTGTCGGGCAGCGAATGTTCCTCGGTGTGGCTGTGGCCTTCGCTGTGCGGGCCGGCGCCGTGGTGTTTGTGTACGTGGGCGATGTATCCGCCGTTGCCGGCGCGCTCGTAGTGCACACCATGAGTATGCGTCTTGCCTTTTTTCTTCTCGCCGCCCAGGCCGCGCTTGGCCGCTTCGTGTGTCTTGTCCATAGTTCCTCCGAGTAGAAAATGCCCGCGCCGGGGGAAAGGTAGGAACCCGGCGCGGCTGCGAGAGGCAGGTTAGGGGGCCGCTACTATGCCTAGAATGCTATCTCGAAATTGGCCAGGGTGCCTATGTTGGCGGCGGCGCCGGCTGAGAACGTGATCGCCGCGGCCAGGTAAAAGACCGGATCTGCGGGCTGCACTGTCACCGGGCCGGCCTGTACCACGGGAAGATTGGTCCCATTCAAGCCCGTCAGGGCGGTGACGGCGGCGGCGGCGGTGATGGTGTTGGCTATGACCTGCGCCGCGGTCCCGTTCAGCAAGCCGCTGATGGAGTCGTAGATCAGGTCTGCCTGGAACCACCAGGGCGAAGCCAGGGCCGCGACGGCCGCGGCGGTCCCCGCTTTAAGCAGGGTCCAGTTGCCGATCACCAGCGGGGAAGCGGGCAGGGCCAATGCGCCGAGTAGAGAAATGTTGGCGGTGACGGTGTTCACGCCCACCTGTGCGATGCCTTCGGCGCGCACCGTGAAGCGTTTTGCTTCGAGTACAAGTTTGCCGGGGACCCCCAGCGTACAAGCCAGGGCGGTGTTGGAGGCGAGGGGGAAAACCTGGGCTGTGGCAAGTGCGGCATTAACCGGGTTGGCCGGCGCCGCGCGGCGGATCGCAGAACTGCTCATTGTCGAGTCCTCCTTCAAGGACGCTTAGAAACGTGCCTCCAGCGTGCGCTTAATTGGGGAAAATAGGGAGGGCGAAAATTAAGCGAAACATCGTATGCGCGAGTATAGCGGGAGTATAAATTTTTTAGTTCTCGATCATCTGCACGCTGATGTGTACACACTCCACGTCGCCGTAGATTTTCGCGATGGTGGCTTCGCACACTTGCGCGTCGTCTTTCCAGAGAACGCCACTCAGCGCATCGCAGCACGCGCGCATGAGCTTATCCAGATCCGGCTTGACGATCGGCCGCGCGCGATCCGCGGGCGCGCTCCTGGGCTTTTTGAATACAAACGTACAATTCAGGCGCAGCGGGCCAGCGGGCGCGAATACGTCGTGTACTCCGAGTAGAGCGCGAGCGCGCAGAGCGTCGAAGCCCACTTCGCGGCGGTATACGTGAGTACGCTTGTTGTCGCACATGAACACGGTACCCGGCGTACCGTCGTCGCGGGTGATGGCGGCGCCCTTCATCGAGCCCTGCGGCACCGGCCGGCATTCCACCATGAAGTGAATTTCCCGCGGTCTGCTCGGAGTACTCGGAGTATCGAGATAGGCGCCGGCTTCGACGTAGTTTGTCCACGCCTGGCGCTCGGCGGTTCTACTCATGCGCTGCATGGCGGAATCCTATACCGCGAGTATGTTGCATAAATGTAATTACACTGTACTAAGATCGGCGCACGTATTCGCCGTATTTTCCGTCTTGACGCATTGCGGGTCTGTGACTAGAACGTTTCCCTATGTCATTCAGTGATAATTTTTCGCTGGAAGAAAAAGGCGCTGAATTGGAGGGGCGCTGTATCTTTAACAGCGGCTTATAGATAGCGGCTCTGGCTTGGGCTTTCATAGCTGGCAAGCACCCCTCGGGGCCGCGGCTCTAATTTTTTCCCTTCTCAAGTGAGATCGAAAGTTTAGCAGTTGTACTCGGAGTATTACGTGAGTAGTACGTGAGTACAACCCGTAGAAATCTCCTGCTGCGTTCCAATTCACCCTAAAAAGCCGGCTGGAAACGGGCCTCTACTATGCGTCTCCCTCACACACAGTTGTATGCCGTGATGCCGCTTGACGTGCATCAATTCTTAATCGGCACGATGCATCTAAACACCACACTGGTTGGCGCTTACACGCTGCTCAGTTCTTATTACTGGTGGAATGGACCCCTCCCCAACAATGACAAATTTCTAGCCTCTGTGGCACGTATGGATACCGATACGTGGAGTACACAGGAGGCCGCGATCCGGGGGTTTTTCGAGCCTGGCGCCGATGGCCGGCTGCGTATGCCGGAAATCGACCTTCGCCGCGGCGAGCACGCCGCTAAACAGCAGAAACGAAGCGAGAAAGCGCGCGCGGCCGTCAACGTCAGATGGCGAAAATGGAGGGAGCGAAATTTAAGCGAAAACGCGCATACGGTGAGTACAACGCGAGTACAGCCGAGTACAAATGCGGCGAAAAACGCGCAAATTAAAAATGAAAAAGAAATCCCCCCTGCACCCCTCTTAGAAAAAGCAAAAATTAAAAGCAGAAACGGCCCCTGTACGCCCCCAAACGGGGGCTTGAAAAACTCACCCCCCGAACACCTGGCGCGCACCCATCGCCCCCACTCCCACCGGCGCCCGGCGGCGGGCTCGGCGATCCGGCCCGGCCGCGAGCTGCGGCGAGTAGGCAAAAGCGTAGAGAATGCGAAAATGACGAGAAAGCCTGTTCTAGCGGCGTTTAGAGGCCGTGATGGGGGAAACCATGACCCAGGACGTAGAAATCGCGTGGCGGGGCCAGCAGCGGCGATTACGGGGCATTCTGGAAGTGAACATCAAAGTAAAAAGGCGGGGGGGAGTTCTAATCGCCGGGAAGTGGAATTTAAGAATGAAATTTTCGAGTATTGGAAATCGCTGAATCCATCCCTCGGAAAATGCCCCTGGCGGCGGGCTGACGAGAACGCCCTGAAAGAGCTATTGCGAATATGCCCAGAGATGGCCAGATCCGAGTTCCGCCGGCTGCTGATTAACCGCGCTCAATCGGCAGTGCCAGAATCAGCGCCGGTGCATAGGTGGCTACGCGACGTATACGGGTATGCTTCCGGTCCGCTGAATGAGTTCAACAGGAAGATGCGGCCCCCGCGCCAGTATTGAAAGGGAGAAACTGAAGTATGGCGACGAACAAGGTCACTCGACGCTGCGCCAGGTAAGCCATGTTGAGATATGCGCAAATCTGGTAGGGTGCTTCGCTCGCCATTTCACGCGGCGCGGGTCGCAAGATCATCTAAAAATCTATAAAAACTATATGTTTTAGATTGGCGGCGTATATGTGGGGAATATGCGCGGCATGAGTAATATATAAACCAGTGGGCGAACGTTAGACGAAAGCGCTATACGTGAGTATAGCGGTAGTAGAAAACTGGAGGGAATGAAATGCGGGATGCGATCGGCAATGAGCTGAGAGTCGGCGACCTGGTGGTGTTGCAACTGGAGCGGCCTGTGATCCAGTGTCGCGTGGTGGAGCTGGAGGATGGGGGCCTGGTGACGGGCGTCAATCATCGCGGCGGTACGGAGATACGCCCTGGCCGGTTGATCCTGGCCTCGAATCACATCGTCCAAACGGATCCGCGCCAGCCGGTCGGTGCGATTATGGCGCTGCGCGAGGACGGCGCGAAGGCCCGCGAGGTTTCCGATCTGGCGCAAGCTGCGGCCGAGGAAAAGCCGAACTAGGCAAACTAAAAATATAGATGTTATATATATGCTGCGTATAGTTTAGATATGCGTGGCACATATCGCCCTGCGCAACCACACCCCAAGGGAGAATGGCTCAACCCCTCAAGAAAGTGGATCAAACGAGAAACTAAAATGAAGTAAGGAAACAAGTTAAAATAATGAAGTGGACAGGGATATAGAACACATGCTAAATAACGAAGTAAAACTACTGAATCGTTTTAG